GATTTTTCTATTGTAAATAATTGTGACGCTAAATGATATAAAATATTTTATATATTAAATATTTTTGACACCAAAAATAAAAATGCTAACTAATTCATGCCAAAAAATGCCAAAAAATGCCAAAAAATGCCTGTGTTTTAAATTAATTTTTAAAAATAAAAAAATATTGCAAAATTTGAAAAATGAAGAAAAGTGTTTCCAAAAAGTAAAAAGGGAATCAAAAATTGGACATTTATAAATGTCCAAAATTGAAAACCCAAAAAAAGTTTTGAAAAACAGTGTATTTTTCACTTTTTGACCATAAGCATCACAATTATTTTTTAAGGATTGAAATTTTTGTGATGATAAAATTTTTATTTTTATTCCGAAACTTTAGGCATTTTTTTTCTTAGCCTAAAATAGACTAATGGAGACTAATAAAAATGCCGAAAAAATGCCAAATTTTTTCTATTGTCAAAATTGTGACTTTAAATGCTCTAAAAATAGTAATTATAAAACACATTTATTAACAGCAAAACATCAAAGGCTAACTAATTCATGCCAAAAAATGCCAAAAAATGCCAATAATTTAGAATGTATTTGTGGCAAAAATTATAAACACATATCATCGCTTTGTAAACATAAAAAGATTTGTCCTGATATAAAACAGTATAATAATACTACAGAAAATACAGAAGTTCCAGAATTAAACACAAATGAAAATTTAATACAGCATTTATTAAAAGAAAATTCAGATTTTAAAAATTTAATAATGGAATTAATTAAGAAAGACTTTGTAACTAACAATAATAATAATACTATCAATAATGTTAATTCAAATAATTCATTTAATTTAAATGTATTTTTAAATGATACTTGTAAAGAAGCAATGAATATGAGTGAATTTGTAGACATGATAGCAATACAAATGTCAGATCTTGAGAATTTTGCACATATGGATTATGCAAATGGTGTTTCAAAAATATTATTAAAAAATCTTAATAATTTAGATACAAACCAGAGACCAATACATTGCAGCGATTTAAAACGTGAAACTATTTATATTAAAGAAAATGATTGCTGGACAAAGGAAACTGATGATAAACCAAATTTAAAAAGTGCTATTAAACAAATAGCATTTAAAAATATAAAGCATATAAATGAGTGGGTTAAAGAAAATCCAGGATGTCAAGATCCAAGAACAAAACAAAATGTAAAATATAATAAAATCGTAATGAACTCAATGTCTGGCGGTACAGTAGAAGAACAACAAGATAATATTAATAAAATAGTTAAGAATGTAACTAAGGCTGTTGTAATTGATAAATGTTCTTTAAAAAATAAATAAATGTAATAATATTTTTAATTTTTATTTTTAAAAAAAACTTTTTTGATGTAATTTACATCCACTAATTTTAAATGAAAAAATATGACGATAAATGTAATAAAAAATATTATATATATTACATATTTCTATACATAAATATGTAATCCTAATAAATCCTAACATCAATCCTAACATCATTTTTTAGAAATTTACCATTCTTGGTCTTCTGAAAGTTCAATATTTACATTTATATGCATACCAGGATTATTAAATTCAGGAAATTCTTCACTACCATAATCTAAATAAGTTGAATAATTACCATTTGTTACTTTTTCTTCATAAGAATTATAAAATACTAATGCTGTATATTTATTATCTTCATCAGTAAAATTATCAATAAATACTTCAACAAGTTCATCAACATTTTTTCTAAATAAATAGTATTTATATTGTTCACACTTACTTATATCTTTATTGCCCCAAGGTATCATACCTTCTCCAATTAGCTTATAAGTTCCAGCCATTTTTTCTATACTTTCAAGATAATCTTCTACATCAGCACATTCGTCGGGATCATGAAATTTAAGATTATAAATTTTACCAGTAATTAGTGTTTGTGTCATTTTGTTTATATTATAAAATAAATTATAATATTAAAATAGTAAATCAATTTTTTTTATAAATTATTGCATTTTTTAAAAATGAAGAAAAATGATTCCAAAAAGTAAAAAGGGAATCAAAAAATGGACATTTATAAATGTCCAAAATTGGAAACCCAAAAAAAGTTTTAAAAAAGGGTCAAAAATCACTTTTTGACCATAAGCATCACAATTAATTTTTAAGGTTTGAAAATTTTGTTATGATAATTAAAAAATATTTTAGAAAAAATTTTAGACAATCTTAAAAAATGGTAATTTAAATGATAACAATGATAACTATTTTACCCCAAAATTACCCCAAAAATATTTACGACCCATATGACATCAAAAATGGTAACAACAAATAATATAATAAAATTATTTTGACAGCAAATATACTAAAATGTGTAAAATGATAACAAAATGATAACATTTTACCCCAAATTACCCAAAATTACCCAAAAATACCCCAAATTTATATTATTTGTTAGTTCATCAATATTTTCTAACAGATTTTTTATGTTGTTTTGTTCTTCTTCGAATAGATTTCTTATTTTTACCAGAAGTTTTTCTAACAGATTTCTTATGTCTATGTCTATTTTTTGTTTTCATTTTGCCTCCAGCATAACCTCCGCCACCTGGTCTTTGATTAGGATCTTGTTGTGAAGTATTTGTAACTGATCCAGAATTATTATTTATAGGTCTTGTAAGTGTATCGCATTCAATATTAACTACTAACCAAGCTAAAGAATGTCTTGTTGAACGTTCATATTGCCGTTGTGATAAGCCATCTTGAGGTCCTGGTTCAGCTCTAAACTCTTGTGGAATTTCTGGATTATCAAAATTAACAAAATAATTTGTATCGCGAAATCCCCGCCGAGATCCTATATTATTAACTATATGTGTATTATATATATTATGCAATATTGAGTAGTTTAAATGCAGTAAAGCATTACTAATATTTCTCTGATATTTTTTATATATCTCAATTAAAGGAGTATTATCATTTATATTTCCTAATTCTTCATTTAATTCACGAAAATTATCACACCTATTAGGTGTTCCAAAATACATACTCTTTATTCTAAAGGAGGGGTCGCGCCGTTCTGTTACTCCCAAATAAGATAAAGCATTATTAATATTTCTACCCATATTTGTTTGACAAAAATATGTTCTCTGAGCAGCGAATTCAGGCGCTAAACCTAAAATCTGTCTTTTTAAGTCGCCTAATGTATTATTAGTTCTTAAACCAAAGTCACTATTTAAATATTTTCTTTGAAATGGTTGACTATTTAGACATACTAATATTCCTATAAATGGAACAGGACCTTGCTCTCTTTGTTGCTCTCGTTGTTGCTCTTCAACTTCAATTAATCGAGCTCTTTCATCAGGAATTTGTGCTTGTGCTCCTTGAACTATAGTTAGATCTCTTACGTCTTCTTGTGGCCATTGATCTTGTGATATTACATTTCTACATACCGGGCATGTTGGACCACCTTCTTGTTGTTTTGTTGAGTTTATCCATGTATCTATACAATCTTTATGAAAACTATGTCCGCAAACTTCTTTTTTATCTTTTATAGATGTTTCTAATGTTTTTATATTTTTAGTTCCAAATGCTTCAAAACATATAGGGCAATCAGCTTCTTCTGTATTAACATCGGCCTTTGTTTTTATTCTTTGTATTTCAGCAGATCTTTTGTTTCCACTATTACTGCTACTACTATTGCTACTACTATTGCTATCACTTATACCACTGCTATCACTTATACCACTGCTATCACTTATACCAATGCTACCACTTATATTAATATTGCTACTATCAATGTTACTACTACTACCACTTATACCACTGCTACTACTACTACTATTATTATTTGGCAACATTTATAATATATTTATAAAATATTTTGATATTTAAAATAGAAAATAAAATATATATTTTTGTTAGTTTAATTTAAATATATATTTAGTAATAAACATTATATAAATGGATACCTCAAAGAAAACTGTAGAAGAACTAACAATTCCTAATGAATTTAATAAAATTATTAATGATTTTATTTCAGATATTGTGACTACTTTTCCTGAATATAGTGGACTAATTAAACGCTGGTGGACAAGAACAACTGTTTCTGCCGATGATGAAACTAATCCTAGAGCAAAGGCTGAAATATCATTTGTGTTTCGTCACTGTGTCAAGGTACTACCCGAACGTTTTTTTGATATTTTGTATAAGAATACTGACATCTTTTCAGAAAATTCTACAATAAATACTGAATTTTTGCCAGGTGTTGTATTTAAGCAGTTATGGGCTTGCGATATTAGTGATAACACAAGAGAAACAATTTGGAAATATTTACAGTTGGTATTATTTTCAGTAATTGGTTCAGTACGTGATAGTAGTCAGTTGGGAGACACTGCTAAATTATTTGAAGCAATCAATGAAGATGAGTTGAAAGAGAAATTATCCGAGACACTTGAGAATATGCAGTCAATGTTTGATAACTTCACTAATAAAGAAGATAGTAGTAATTCTGATCCTAATCCTGATGATCAATCAAATGATACAAATCCAAATGCTAGTGTACCCAATGTAGAAGACATACATAAGCACATTCATAAAATGATGGAAGGCAAGTTGGGTAAGCTAGCAATGGAATTAGCTGAAGAAACCGCTTCTGAATTGGACCTAGATTTAGATGAAACAAAAGATGCAAAAGACGTGTTTCAGAAATTATTTAAAAATCCCGGTAAACTGATGAATATGGTTAAAAACATTGGCACAAAGATTGAGACTAAAATTAAGTCTGGCGAAATTAAGGAAAGTGAATTAATGAGCGAAGGTATGGACTTATTGAACCAAATGAAAAATATGCCAGGAATGGGTGATATGTCTAAAATGTTTAGCCAAATGGGTATTCCTGGTTTAGGAAAGAATACAAAGGTAAATATGGGAGCAATGGAAGCTCAAATGAAGAAAAGTATGAAGACAGCACAAATGCGAGAGCGAATGAAGGCAAAGGCATCACAAGCACAAAATACTCAACCAAATATAGAACCAGAAAAACCTGCTGCATTATCTGAAGAAGAACTTATCAAAATCTTTAGCACTGGTGAGAAAGTAGAAAGAACCCCGCGAGGAGCAAAACCTGTAGTACCTGATACAAATGCTAAAAAGAAGAAGACTAAGAAATAATATTAATATAATGTAGAATAATGCAAACAAAAAAAAATAAACGTAAACTTATAAGTCGTCGTAAACTTGTAAGTCGTCGTAAACTTGTAAGTCGTCGTAAACTTGTTGGAGGATTAAATTTCTTTAGCAGAACTCAACGCAGTAGTTCAGAAGATACAACAGAATTAATAAAAAGAGCTGGAGATATACAATTAAAAGATTTTGAAAATAACTTTTTATCAAATATTGGTAAAATAAAAACACGATTAGAACAATGTAAATCGCAATGTATAGCTGATGCAGATACTTATGATAATACTAATAATTTAGAAACTGATAAGAAAACTAGACCACAACTTGATAAAATGATGAAACAAAAATCAAATTATGTATGGGTAAATACTTGTAAAAATGGTTATAATACAAAAATATGTGAAGATTTATTACATACATATAAAAAATTAGGTATTTATAAAGATTATATTACAAAAATTACTGAAAAAATTACAAAATATTATCAGGATGCTGAAACTGAATTAAATGCAACACAAATTATGCCTAATACAACTGCTGTAAAAACTGCTGTAATATCTGAAGAACATGATAACGATGATGAAGAATATTATGATGCACGATCTATATAATAAACAAACTAACAAAAATTTAGGAAAATGTATATTAATTATAATATACATTTTAATAAGAAAAGTATATATAATATATAATGACAACTCCATTTTGGTCAAATGAACCGACTATAATATTTAATAGTGACTCTATTTTACAAATGTGGCCCTTACCATCAATGTCTTTTGAAGCCAAATTAAATGCCATTACTCGCCTTGTTATAGTCTTATCTGTTTTAGGATTTATCTTTACAATGAAATTACATTTTCTTATAATTGGAGTAATTACATTAGCAATTATTTTTTCATTTTATCGCTATAGAAAGCAGATAATTATAAATAACATGACAGAGGGTTTTGTAAATGATAATCAAAATAAAAAAAATGGTAAAAATGGCAAGAAAATTACACCAACAACATTTACTACTAATCCAGTAACATTAGAGACAATGTTACGTACTGAGTTTCACCCGACAACAAAGCAAAACCCTTTTGGCAATGTTTTGCTAACAGATATTATGGATAATCCGGACAGAAAAGCTGCCGCACCTAGTTTTAATCCTGATGTTCATGAAGATATTACTACTGCCGTCAAGAAGCAAACCCAGATGCTTAATCCGGATATAATTAGCACTAATAAGCAATTATATGGCGATCTTAAGGATAATTATGATTTAGATAATGCGATGATGCGATTTTATAGTACAGCCAACACGAGAATAGATTCTGACCAAGGTGCATTTGGAACATATCTTTATGGAAATATGCCGTCTGCTAAGGAAGATACTCCTGAAGGAAACCTCCAAAGATATGCAGATTCGTACCGTTATATTCTTACGTAAAACAATTCACCTTTTTCTTTCTTTCATTATAAATCCAAATTTCATAATTATATCCCATTTCTTTAGCAGCATTTTGTTTTAAAAATATATTATGTTCATTTTGTTTAGCAGTCCAAACAGATTTAACTTCAATACAACGATTTTCTGTAGGTATAAATATATCTACATAATGTCTATGTTTTTTACCTAATTTATCAGTATACCATATTTCAGGAACATTTTTACAACCAGTAATTATATCTATTTCATTAATATTTTCATTTATAATTAATTCATCTAACGCATATTGTTCATCACCTTGAACTAGTATAATATTTCCAGAAGGAAATATGTATTTTTTAGACTTGTAATTACTTTTTATATTTTTACTCAAAACTTCAGAACTTTGCATAGGATATTCTACACCTAATTTTTTTAAATTTGTTTCCTTAACCTTATCCTTAATTTCTTGATTTTGAGATGGATAATCAACTCCATAATGTTTTAAGCTTGTTTCAACCTTTCTATTTTTAATGTCTTGACTTTGTGATATATTTTTAACTCCGTATTTTTCTAAAATAGTAGTATTATATTTGTCTTTGAACACATCACTTTTATAAATATGTTCAACACCATATTTATTCAAACATGTTTGTTTTGATTTTTCTTGTATTTCCTTACTTTGTATGATATTCTCAACACCATATTTTTGTAATACAGTATCCTTTATTTTATCTTTTATTATTTCAGACTGAAAAGACCATTCAACACCATATTTTTGTAAATTTGTAGCTTTAATTTTTTGTTTAAAAAAATCACTATTCATTACGGATTTTACACCATATTTTTTAATAAAAGTAGTTTCTCGTTTTGATACGGTTATTTTGATTAAACACTGTTTACAATAATAACTATTATTATCTAGTATTTCTCTAAAAGATTTTACAAAAATATTATTACAATTATCATGTTTACATTTACCTTCAATTTTAGTATCTCGTCTAATAACTTCATGTGAATAATCTCTACATAGTTCAATCCCATTTTCCTGACAAAACTTTTGTAAACTGTCATAAGAATATTTTAGTTCCTTCATTATATACTATATATAGAAGATATTTCTAAACTATTTAAAAATAAAATAATATAAATTAATAAAATGGAAACAAAATTTAATTGTGAAAAATGTGTATTTAAATGTAATTATTTATCTGAATGGAACGAACATATAATATGTAAAAGACATACTGGTGAAAAAAGAAAGTCAAGGTGTGATAAGACTTTAGATGAAAAATGCAAATTTTGTGATTATAAGCCAACTAAAACTACAAATTTAAGATTACACTATCTGAATAAACATGCTACAAAAGAAGAGAGACAAGCTGAATTTAAATATTATTGTGATAAATGCGATTTTGGTTGTTTTGTTAGTATTTTATATGAGAGACATTTAGAAACACAAAAACATTTAAATTAAATTATTTAATTTTATTTTTATTGTAGTAATATATAAAAATGGCATACGTCTCAGATTTTACATTTAATACAATGGGCAGAATTGGCAACGATGAGTGCTCCCAAGATATAAACTCAATCCAGAACTCACAATCTTGCTCTTATTTGCTTCAAAATTATTTTACATCAGACTGTAATATGTCAAAGGCAAAACAATTAGCAACAACACAGCCTGGCATTAATTATTCAGGCAGTATGGGTTCTGATATGTGTGGCTCCAATATTGATGATAGCTCAAAACTTCTTATTGGTGGTATCCAAACTGCACCTAAGGCTAGAATAGACTTATTTCAGCGCCCTTTTGCCACTGTTCCTTATTTAGGAAGAGGTGCTGTTGACCCTATTTTGGAGGCTCAAATTCAACAAGGAGAGGCAATAACTAACAAGCGTTCTGTAACACGATTAACAGAGAAGAGCCACCTTAGATACAGAACCACACCTTTAATTCCTGAGATGCAACAAACAGTTCAAAACCCCGATAATATTATTGAGGCCAATGCGTCACAAGGCTGGATACGTGGCGGTCTTCCCTCTAGAGAACTAACTAGAGACAGAGATATGTACAATAAGCAATAAATTATAAATTATATTATAAATATAAAATGTGTAAAAAAGACAAAACAATTTAAAGCTTTTGAATTAATACTATAAAATGTATAAAACAGATTTTATAGTAAAATATCATGATATAGAAAATGAACTAACAAAAAAATTAGAACAACAAATGGCTGAGAAAGTTGCGTCTCAAATTAGTTCAGCTCTTCAAGCTAATTTTAATTTTACAAATATGAATACTAATATTAATATTGTTACCAATATTAATGGTAATCCTATTTTAACAAAAACAATTACACCTACATCAGAGCAAAATATAGTACATAACGATACTAATGATGACGATGATGATGATACTAATGATGATGACGATGATGATGAAGATGAAGAAGATTACAACTATACTAGAAAAGATATAGAATGCATTTGCGAAAAATTATATCGCGATGAACTTATATCAGTATTTGATGCTGAAAGTCTTGAGGATCCAAAGATGGACGCAGGAATTAAGATGGTATTTCAAGAGTTATTAAAACATGAGCAATTTAGTAAATTTTTTGTTGAATTAAGTCCATATATAGTTGATAATAGCAAAGCTAAAACTGAACAAGAAATATTTAATTATAAACGAAATTCAGATTACTTATTATTTATTGTAATGTTTAGCCAACAATTATTTTATTTGACACATCAGTGTATTTGTAAAATGTTAACAGATGGTCAAGTTGAGGAGGAACTTATGAATGAATTAAAGTCCAAGTTAATTACTGTATTTTCATATTGTAAACCAAATGCTTAGACTTTTATAAGACTTTATTTTTGTATTTTTTGTATTATTTATAAAAAAATATAATATTATTTACATATAATAATGGCTTCTACACGAAATAAAAATACACCTGGTAACTATTGTTTAGACCAGAGACAAAATACACAATCCGAATCATGGCAATTATATACTAATGGAGCAAATGGACTTGCATATGATACACGTTTAGCAGGTGTTGGTTTAAATCCTGGTCAAATGCCGTGGTCAACATTATCATATAATCCAGTTGAAATCGAGACATTTTTATTTGGAATAGGTTCAACTAATTTAGTCAATCCAGTTAAACCTTTAACCCCAGAATTAAAATGCTTAAATAGTGTAAATTTATTTAAGAAACAAGATGTAATTATGCCTATACCTCTTACAGTTTCTAAGAGTCAAAGGCCATTTCCTGTTCCACAATAATATAAGACTAATACAGATAAAAATATATTATATAATATATTTTTATAGTAAATATGAGTAGTATAAATGCGCAAAATATAACAGTAACTAATTTAACAGTGACAAATATTAATGGGCAACCATATGATTGTTGTGATTGTAGTTGTTCTGGAGGAACAGGAACACAAGGTCCTCAAGGAGCACAAGGAGCACAAGGAGCTAGAGGAGCAACAGGAGCAACAGGAGCAGTAGGAGCAACAGGAGCAACAGGAGCAACAGGAGCAACAGGAGCAACAGGAG